TGAGCGAGCGTAGGGACCTATCTTGGAAATCCGTTAGCCATTTGGCTACTGGTTCATACTTTTTGGACGTTTGGCGGCGCAGGTCCGTTACAGACACGACCTGTTGTTCTTTTACCTCAATTTGGGCTAACATAACATAAGCGCGGTCTATCTCCGAAAACGGGTCATCATCCAAAAATAACTCCGCGGAGGACACTGGCCCGCTCGGCCGTTGGTTTGGAAAGAGGGCCTCGCCAGTGTAAAGAACGTTGGAGACCTCCGCTAACCCGTCCCAAAAGAAGAATTTCCAGTAGCGTGCGGGCGTGTCCCTCGATACGTTAAATCTCCAGCTCCCATCAAAGCTAGATTGGTCATCGAGCGTCCAAACGATGGCGTCCTCAGAGGAATACATCGCGCATTTCGCAGTCGAAATTGAAGACCCCTCCAACTTAAACTTTTCGGCCGTGACTGGCTGGGTGAAGTCTAAAAAGATTGAGGAGGCATCAGCATAGTCTCCAGCAACGCCATTGGGACTGGGCTTCCAACTCCCGTCGTCTATCTCAGAAAAGGCGTACTCTACCAGGGAGGTATCAGCTTCTGAGGAAGCACCATAGATAGAAGGTGTGTTGCTCAACGAGTGCTCAACAACTCTGTAAAGAGCGTAGTCGTTATTCTCGGGCTGGGAATAGTTAAGATAGTATCCTACCTTGTACGTCCCGTCTTGCACCCCGCCCGCCACAATAGATTTCAGATCTACGGCCAGCCCAGTAGTAGGGATCTGCCCGTAAGACCATGTGATGGTTCCGCTTTGGATAATAAGGATGGAGCCGTCATCAGAAAGCCTACCTACTTCTAAGGATCCGGGCCCTGACAGTGTACCGAACTGAGGATCTATATAGACGAGGCCAATCTTTTCATCACCAAAGTAGTCGAGTCTATATGCTTCCGATACTCCTGGAAGCCTGTCGTAGATGGGCCTTCCGCTTTTATAGCCCCAGACAGTCGGTTCTGGCCTCAGCCTCTTAACGTCTTGAGCCTCGTCTGAAATGATATCAAATCGCGAGAGTCCCGTGATGGCGGGTTTAGCCGTCACCGGGCCTAGTTGAGATTGAGGAAAGACTTCTGTCATAAAGCGAGGGTTCCGTCCCCATAGTCTACGGGCTTGAATTCAGTCTGAGTCGGAGAGTAGGACATTTGAAGTGGGGCGCTCGCGGTCAGAGTGCTCTCCCACACAAACTGAAAGTTTGTCTGAGAGTTAGTCTTGGACTGGACCCTGATATCCGCAATTCCGAGTTTCGAAGTTGATATGCTCGGGCCAAGCCTGGAGATAATTCTTTGAGACCCCTCGGCTTTGACGGAAAACTTAAGTAGGTTACCGGACACCTCTTCTATTCTTGGAGAGTTTAACTGAGACCCAGCCCACGTATTTGCTCGACCTGTCGGAGTGAATGACCTCGTAACCCTATAAAACTTTTGGGAATACGAAGATGAGTCCAATATGACGTCCTCGTACCGGTAGGACGGGTCGTAATACTTTACGGTCTCCGCTCTCTCAGACCTCACAAAAATGCCATTGTCAAAGTAAGTCTCTAGATTCATTAACGGAGTCACGTGTTGAGTCGCTTCGTACACGCGTAGAGCGGAGCCGTTTCTGAACGCTGCGGCGTCCCTAGGGGCAAATCTAAATAAGTCCCTAAACGAGGGGATTCCTCCGACTTCTTCAACCCATCTTTGAGAGTTCCAGAAATAGCTTCCGTAATCCTCTCCAGCAGGACCGACTAACTTGAGAGTGGCCCCTCTTACTAGGTCTGATGGGCCGTCAATTTGACCTTCACTCACAAGGATAGACGTGAAGTCTGAGGTGACGAGGGGGGAATTAGTAGAACTTACACTAATCGCGTAATCGTAACGAAAAATACTCGCGCTCACCTCAAGCAATAGCCCATCTGAAACTAATTGGTCTACATCGGAAGTAGTGGGGGTGAAATCCACGAGAGCTTGGAAGTACCTCGGGAGTGGGAGATTAGACTCAAGTAGGCGTTTGCACGCCGGGCTAACTTCGTTGCATTTAGACGCCTGAGAAAAACAATCCTCAAGCTGAGTAGCATCAAAGCCCCCCAGGGGCCTAAACCTGACGTATTCACCGAGGCTAAATCTAGCGCGGTATCTAAAGGGTCTATCAGAAAAGAGGGGACGAGCAGCACAGTCAAAATAGTCTACCACACGTACCACCGTAAGAATCCCAGATTCTATGAAAGAATCTACGGCCTCTTTATACGTTTGATCTTCTTCCCTAGAAAAAGTGAAGCTCGTGTTAACCTTAAGGTAGGTCCTCTTGAACCCGCCCACACGGTCAAAATAGCATTCGTTCTCAGAAACTAGACCCGTAAGAATCTCTTCTGGATTTGGAGTAGAAACAAACTGCCCCGACGAATACGTCACAAAGTCTCGTAGAAGGTCCACCTGCACGGGAGTTTCGCCAACAAGCTCGAAAGATTGAGCAGTGCCGAGATCAGTAAGATTTTGAGAGGGGGTGAAGTTCTTTTTCGCGACCCATACCGGGTATCCAGGTCTCCTGTTTAGCGGCGAAAAGGACGGGGAGCGGGGTTCAAAAACTTCGGAGTCTACGTCTCCCCTTTCAAATGCGATGATCTGCGGATCGTACGCTCCAGACTGATTAAGGGCGGAGACCGGCTCCCCTATTGAGTAATCCGTAAACGATTTAGCACTAGTGAGGATCCCATCCGCCACCAAGTCACCCAGTGATCTGCGACCGCTGTACGTAAAATCAGCCCTGACTACATAAAGTAAAGTATCTTGATTTTGTGCGTAAGAGATAACATCCCCGGTTTTGTACTCTCCTGGCTCCAATGATTTTATCAAACGAAAATCTAAATCGCCGATATTCGCGTGATAAGACTTAGTCCCATTAGTAGGAGAAAAGTCTTTTTTAACCTCAAAAAACTCAGGAAGAGGGCCGGTAGAATTGACGATTAGATCACCCTCCTTTAACACACTTCCGGTTTTGAACTCCAATGGCTCTACAACCTCAAATTCTGATCTTGCGATCGTCCTCGGGGAGTGATAGGCTTTTAGAGACAAAATGTCAGGGTCTATGTATTGAGTACTAGTTCCGAGAGTAAGTGAAAACGATGTAGATAGAGCTCCCTCAAGATCCGACACATTCGGCTCATAACTAACAGGAAACACCGCGTTAGGGGTCATGAGACCAAAAAGGTTGTTTCTGATTGTTCTCGTGAATTCTTGAAGATCAGCGGCGTACGGCTTGTTGGGATCGTAGTTAATGGAGAGAACGATATCTACATCATCAACCTCCATAGAATACACTGTGCCTAAAAATTCTGTAGGCAGAGAGAAACGTAGAAGATTCTGTAATGAGCCGCGCTGCCCCTCGGTCAACGGAGTCCCATCTGGATTTAGTACGAAAAAAGCGACCGTCGGCGTGCCGGTGACGAAGTCTGTACTATAACGAAAAGCGTCCTTTTCAGCCCGTCTAGGAAGAACATTAACCGCAGTTCCAGGGCCGAGAGCGTCAGAAAAGAAATCCACCCAGTCTTCGGCAGATACCGGATTGCGCCTCCGGATGAGCGTAAAGAATCTTTCTTTGACCTCTGAGAGAAGTTCTGGATCTTGACCGCCTACAGCAGCTTCGGCGTTGAAGACATTGAGAACTCCGGCGAGAGACGTCACCGGTCTCACAATGGAATTCTGGGGGACGTTGCCTCTAACACCCTTTAGAACTGCGACGGCCCGCACAGTCCCGGTAGTTTCGTTAGGGGGAATACGAAGTTGCTCAGTTGTAACAAATGAGATGGACTCCCCACCTGTGAGATTTGGGTCAGTTGCTGTCTCAAAACCGGCAAATACAACGAAATCCTGGGCGTGTGGGGTGATCTCAAACGTAAGATTGACTACGCTTCCGGCGCCGGTCCGTCGTTGGGCGCCAAGAAATGGGCCAATCCACTCTACGAGAACGGCCTCCGGGAATGAGTTAGCAAAAGCGAGCAGCTCTGCCTGGGCAAATGCCTGACCCTCCAATAGGGTCATGATCGGGGATCCGCTCGAAAAGTCGTTGATAGTCGCCCCGGAGGCCTCGTAGACCCTTTGCGCCGCGGCCGCTACCAGCTCCGACTCGTTCCTCGGGTCGAGCTCGATGGGAGGAAGCGGGGCATAGTTAGGCATGATCAGAAAAAGCCTTCGTCAACGATGGGAAAATTAGTGATTCTATCGTTCAGAATATCTTTGGTGATCGCATCTTGCCCGTCAAGTTGAGAGTATTTCACCAGAAAACTTTGAGACGATCCGCCCTGGTTGTACTTAGCATTGGTGCTCCAGAAGAGAGGAGCGCTCGCCGGGTTAGTGTTGACTTGGTCCCCGAATTGCACGAGGCCCATGAAACTTTTACGTCCGGTGATCGGCGTGGACCCATAGCTCTGGTCGGTCTCCAGAGTCATAAACACGCGGTCCAAGCCCGTGTCCCCTCCGCGCTGCACGTCGTTAGCGTTGATCGGTGCGAAGTGCCAGTCGGTATCAGCTCCGTCAAACTTGAGTTCCCGGGCCCCGTTCAGCCACTGAGAAGTAACCACGACGCCCGGCCCGAACAAAGTTTTGGCCATGTATCCTTTCTATGGGATTTCTGGAGAGATTTTACCCTCTACATACTCAGCTCTGAAGCCTTTATGGGAGTTACGATGACCCTTTAAGACATTACATATTGCGCTGGCCGATCCCCCAATTGCTCGAGCCGCGGCTTGAAGAGACGGGTGCATAGTTTTTTCTCCTGTTGAAAGACTGATTAACGCTATAGACTTACTAGTTGTTTGCCACGCTTTCTTTCGAGCTTCAGCCAACTGTCCACTTTCTACGGCTACCTTTCCCCCTCTTAATCCTCCCTTTCTTCCGCTTTCTGATCGTTTCTCTAAGAGGTCTTTGCGCCAAAAGCCTGTATTGTTCTTAACATTGTATGTTCCTTGGACATGACCTCCACGCTTTGATGACTCTGTACAGAAGTTTGTACTTCCAAAGTGCTTGTTAAGACAGAGGGGGTGTTTAACACTAAAGTTTCTCTTCTGCCATTCTTCTTCTATAGCGTACGCCTGAGAATGACAGTCACACCAGAGGCAAGCAATAATTTCCTTATAGTACATCACATCATGCCACTTGGACTTATCTAATGATGAGCCCCAATAGCCATCGCATAACGGGTTATCTTCCTTTCTCTTAGAAACTCCTGTGTAATAGTGTCCATCAACGAAATGAATTATATACAGATAATGAGTCCAGGTGCTTTGAGACACTAGCATGTTGCTTACTCCTATTGTTTACCTTTGACAAAAGAAAAATCCCCCGTTTCCGAGGGAATTGGATTGCAGATAACTATGGGGCTAATTGCCTCACGAATACGTCCAGTCGTTGATTGTGAACACCAGTTCGATGGTGCCCACGTCGCCGGACTCGCGGTCCATCTCGGCGACGGTCAGCTGCTGGAGCTGACAACCGCTGAGAACGTACGGCGTGCTGTTGCTGTTGTCACCGTTACACGTGGTCGGTTGGATCGTGATGGTGATGAACTCGCAGTTGTAATCCGCCCAGATCTGTTCGATCACGTGAGCGAGCGCGGGATCGTAAGGCGCGGTAAGAGAGACGTCGTCCACGGAACGGGGACCCACAACCTTGTAGATGCGGTTCCCAGTGCCGTTGGCGTACTGTCCACTCTCCGCCGTATCAACGATCCCGGAGAACTGCGTCCAGATCGTCTCCAATCCGGAGATGGTGACGATAAACGCTGACTTAGGGATTGGCGTGATGACAGGCATTGGAGATCCTCCTTATGGGTTTGACAGTAAAGGAGAGATCAGGCGAACACGTCGTCGATATAGAAGCCGGAACCGAAAGCACCGTTAGCACCGAGGCCAGTGATGTTCACGGCACGCTCGACAGTGATCTCAGCGCGAACCACGCGACGCTCACGGATGTAGTACTCAGGACGAACGGCAGGGGTGCCGGTCAACTGGTAGGTGTAAGCGAAGGCGGGAGTGGCGGCGTTAGCACCACCAGCGGGCATCACGGAGTCGGAAGCGGCCAGTGGGCTGTAGAACAGCAGCACGCCGTTCTCGGGGAACACGGGGGTCAGCTCGCCAGCATCGTTCAGGCGACGGCCTTCAGCCACGCGGATGCCGCGCTCGAGACCGAAGTAACGTGCGAGCACGTCCACGTCGATCGAGTCGGCGGTGGTGAACTGAATGCGGTCCAGGATCGCGGCGTTGGTCAGCAGGCTGTCGAACACAGCGGTACCGATCACGGCGCTGTTAGGACGAATGCCGATCTGGTTGGACACGGCGCGCTTCCAGTTGAGCACGTCCACGATCGGGTTGTTGCCCAGAGTACCCCAGTCGTTACCGCCAGTGGCGATACCGAGACCGCCAGCAGCGGCATTGTACAGAGTCCAAGTGGCGAAGCCCAAACCAAGGCTCGTGGCGGAGGTAGCCTCATAGTTACCCACGGTGCTCACGGCGTTGGCCACGGTCACTTCGTAGGAGTTCATCAGGCGGGACATCGCGTTGCGAGTCTCAATGGCGCGCAGGTCGACCTGAGCAGGGCCCTCACCGGCGTTCTCGATCACTTCCTCGGGAAGTTCCCAAGCGATCACTTCTTGCTCGAGAGCGTAAGCGTCGGTGTCGAAGCGGCTCTGAACGGCGGGGATGTTGGCGCCGTAGGCCCGACGGTAGTCGGAGATAGCGAAGGCTTCCTTGCCGAAGCGCAGGATCTTACCGGCGCGGGTGGGTGTGTCGACGACGGGTGCTATGAAATTGGCGATGCTGGTCTCGGGCAGCATGAAGCCCTGAGCCAGAGTTGTTAGGATAGGGTCGACACCACCGTAGGTGTCACGAAGCAAGTATGTTATCGTAGAAGAGTTTAGCTTCTACTTCTTACGGTTGAGTTCCCGTAAGCTCAGACTATATCATCACCTAGGACGTCTACCTCTTGACCAAGTTGAATCTGGGGGCTCTTGAGATCTAGTGGTTAAAACCGTTCCATTCTCAACTTTATGCCACCACTTTTGAGCTGAGACTGTTTTAGATCTCTTCTCATTAGATGCACGAGTTTGAAACTTCCCCCTATTCCCTGAGCCCAATGAATGTCTCAGTTCTTGGGTTAATTCTCTCTGTGCATTTGCCAACTTGATGTTCCTTTTATGCTCTTCTGTCTTTTTCTTTCCCAACAGTGCTTTTGAAATCTTGTCTCCCCAAGTTACGATCCTCCTGCGATTACTTTCAGAGATTAGAGCTGACTTGTGCTCACAGCGCTGAAAGTATTCCAAAGAATTGAAGTATTTTGAAGGGAGTTTAAGACCGCCAGAATGAGTCATTGCGTAAGCGCAATGCCCGAGTTGGAAGTTCTTTGGGAAAGCTTTACTTAGAAGAACATGGGCTATGGTATGCTCTCTTCGAGACATTAGAACCACGTTTGATTCTAAATACTCTCCGCCTAGGCACCCTGGGAGGATCCTATGCTTTTCGAGACCATCGCCTGATACTTTGATTCTGTTTAAGCTCTGCAGACTTTTACAAAATCTTTCGTATCTTTCGAGGTAGTGTTGATTCCTAGGGCCGGGCGCTCGTGGAAGACTTATTCCTGGGTCGGTCATCTTCTAGTCGTTGAACCTTCATATCTATGATACCCGTAGGTATCCCCAAGATATGCTTGGCTGCTGATTCCCATTTCAGGGTTCCAGCAATTCACCCGGTGTTCGACGCGGATCGCTCCGCGAAGGAACCTATCGATTCATCATTGACTTTAAGTCTCCTTCTGCAGAAGGGCAGAGTCCTGGACTTACACTCTCCGAAGAAAGATGCCAGGTTTGTGTTAGCTAGCTAGCTAGCTCAGCTGAAGCTTACGAGCACGTAGTCCTCACCGCCCTGGGTGAGCACTTCGCGGATGATTGGGGTCGTGCCGTTGACGGTCACGGCAGCGCCAGCACCGGTGGTGACGGCCTGACCGTTAGCGTTCACCTCGAGGGCAGCGCCGATGTCTCCGGCCACGGGCACGTTAGCGCCAGCCTCACCGGAGATCAGCAGCAGGCCGGAAGTAGCCACGGTCAGCATGCGCACCTCATCGGTAGCGAAGCCGGTGGCAGGCACGTTGTCGTTGAGGGTGAACTGAGCCACACCGACGGACTCGCCGCCGTTGGACTGTTGCACCAGCAGGGGGACGGTGCCGGGAGCGACGGTCAGTTCGACCACGCGGAACTCGTTGACGGCAGTTCCTTGGGCAACTTGGAAGGTCTCCGCAAATCTCACATACTGACGTCCGTAACAGGGAGCAGCCATGTTTTTCTCCTAAAATGTACGATTTCAAACCGTCTTTTCTTAGACGGGTTTTCACAGGGTTGTTTTACCCACCCCGTGAACGAGACGGGTTTCAATAGCTACCGGTAGTCGATTCTGCACCTGCAGCGATCGTGGCAGCGGCAGCGAACTCCAGGCATGGGCAGAGATCCGATAGGAACCCAACCAAGAGAGTGGTAGTACTTACAGTCCTCACACACTCTCTTATCTCGCTGAGCGATGCGCCTCATCTCGCTGAACCCGCCCGTCTTACTCTTAGCGGCCTTGCCCGTATTGAACCATCTCCAAAGAGGAGTCACTAAGAATCTCTTAAGGCGTGCTCCTACACCGTTCCAAGTGGCTGGCCCTCTCTTCGTCGCTCTGGGCTTAGATTCCTTCTCTGCTTCCTCAGCCTGTGTCTCAGTGGCCGCGGTAGGACTTACCTTCTTACCTCTTTCTCTCTTTTCGATTTCGTCCTCAGTCGTCTTAACGGCTTTGATCGCGGCATCAGCCGCGCGAGCCCCAGAGACTGGGATCACTAAGGAGGTAGGAGGAGTGATGACTGGAGCAGATGCGCTCTCCGGGGATCCTGAGACCTCAAGGGGTTCATCCTCTCCTGGGACTGGGTAGTACCAGCCGTCATCTTCCTCTTCGAGGAAATCTTCCTCGTCAGAGAGTCTGTCCGTGTCTAAAGAAAGCTTAATGTCATCAAAGAAGTTCCAAAGAAACTTCATCTGACCCATCGCTTCGGAGTACAAGGACTGAGACACCTGCGTATCACCTAGCCCGAGTATGGTCGCTGCGACTGAAGAGACGAGCGTGTCTTCAGCCGAGGCCCTTTGGAACTCTGAGAAGGTGATCTTGTTAGCTTTGAGCTTTCGTGTGAGGGCCTCTGCTCGGCTTTCCATCTCCTTCTCTAGGCCCTCAAGAGATGGAAAGGACTCGGCTAAGCGCTGGGCTCGGTCAATGTAACCATCCTGGCGCCTAGCCGCTTGACCGATAAAGGTCAAAAGCTCCATCACTCAGCAGTGAAGAGAACGCGCTTTAGAGCTTCAGAGTACTCGATGTCCTCTTCTTTGGAGATCTTCAGAGCCTTCTCGTGCGGATCGAGATCCTCTTCGCGAACCACGGACTCACCACCAGCGACCTCCTCGAAGCAGACCTGAGAGGGAAGATTCTCCAGGATGCGCATCAGGGGAGTAGCGGCAGTCTCGCCTTCGGCGAACTCGAGAGTGCCGTACTCGAGGCCTTCCATGTAGTCTACGAGTTCCTCGGAAGAAACCACAGCCTCGGTCAGCTTACCAGACTGGTAGAGACCTTCCGCAAACTGCTCGAGCTGCATGCGATGGGCCTTGCGCTCAGCGAACTCAGCATCAGCTTTCAGCTTAGCATTGGCGGCCTCGAGTTCTTCGAGGCGGGCCATCATCTCCTCAATCTTGGAGACGGGAGCTTCCTCAGAGTGATTCACGTACATCACGCGAACGCCCTTGCCCTTAGCTTGCTTACCGTTGCCGCCCGCGTTGGAAAGACCCATGTACTTATCGGGGAAGCCCTTGGGCTCCATTCCCTTACCGGTCTTCTTACGGTCCTCCTCCATCGCAGAGGACTTGCCGGCCTTCTTGCCGTCAAATCCTTCGATCTCGGGAGCCTCGCCTTTCTCCTCGCCCTCAAAGCCCTTGATCTCGGGAGCTTTGCCCTTCTTTCCACGACCCGTCTCGCCGTCAGCTCCGGCTTTGCCGATCTCACCGCGACCAGATTGATCGTTGTAGGCATCGAGAGTCTTGCGTCCCTTCATGCCATCCTTGCCACGCTTAGGCTCAGAGGTCTTGCTGACGTACTTACTATCGTCGGTCTCGACGTGCTGCTCGTCATCATCCTCGAGCTCTTCCTCTTCCTCAGCATAACCGAGGTTGATGCCCTTAGAGCTAGACTTGGTCCGCTCGAGACCGCCTGGACCGCTTTCAGCCGGAGTAACGCCTGTGTCAGAAGTCTTCAGCGCGTCTGCGCCCCGCTTCTTCTTGCTAGGCTCGAAGGTCGGGTCCATATACATCTCTTCGTCACCCTCTTCCATGGCTTCACCATTTTTGGGCTGCTTCTTGACCTTAGACGCGACTGGACCTTCGCCGTCGGCTTCCTCGACTTCCTGATGATCCTCGGAGTCGGACTCCTCGTAGCTCATCTTCTTCTTGCTTCCGCAAGAACCGTACTCCATGTCCTTCTCTTTCATAGCCTCGTCCATGGATTTCCCAGTGGCCTCAGCCTTCTTCTTCGCAGCCTGCTTCTTCAGAGCGTCAGGCGGGTCCTTACCTTCCATTTCCTTAGACGTCACAGAGTCTTCATCTTCCTCCTCGTCCTCTCCTTCTTCTCCCATCCTCTCACCGTTCATCTTCTTAGGCTTCTTCATGCCCATCATTGCCTTCTCGGCGAATTCGCCGGCGGCAGTTTCTTCTTCAACTTCGGCTGGAGCTTCAAGTTGCTGCTCCATCACCTCATCTTGAGTTTTCATCTCAGCGCGAGCCTCATCAAGTTTTTCTTTAAGGAGTTCAAGCGGACTTACATCCTTCTTGAGTGTGGGTCCGAGTTCGGGATCGAACACGGCGTCGGGAGTGAGAGTCGTTGCGAAATCGACGATTCCGTCATCACTCTCCTCGTAGGCGAAGCCTTTAAGCCCTTTGACAGCGGGAGGTTGTGCTCCCAAAAGAGCGACGTGGCGCAGTGACCACTTACCCGGCTCTGGGTTGATCTTGGACTCCGGAGAGTAGAAGGATGCACTTACCTTCTTGTAGAGCCCGTTTTGGATGTACTCCCCAGCGAGAGGCGAGAAGTCGATTTCAGCGAAGAGTTCATCACCCTTCACTTTCACGCCTTTGACCCAGCCCCAAGAGGGAACTTTGTCATTGTCCTCGTGTCCGATGCGGATAGGCGCTTCGTGAACACCTGGATTGTAGGACGAAGCGATCTCTGAGAGGTCTTTCTTTGTGAACTCTCGAGTCACTCCCTGGGCCGAGGTCTGAGTCCCGGCCTTAAAGATGTGTACTTCCTTGATCATATCTGTAAGACTGGGATAGCCTCAATGAGTTTTACCCGTCATTCTCCCAGTATTTCACTGATGAGAGCTTCGAGTTCTGGGTCTTCCATCTCTCCTTCTTCTTCTTCAGTCTCTTCAGTGGGTTCTTCTTCTACAGGAGCCTCTTCCTCCTCGCTCTCTTCGGGTGGGATCTCTTGAAGAGGACCCTCGACTTTCGTTTCCTCGGGATCCTCAAGCTCCACCTTGAACGTGCTCTCCACCCACTCTCGTGTCGGACGGAAACCAACCTTCTCGATCATCGTACCAACATCGGTCATCGTCAGGGGTGAAGAATCCTCTGTGACGAAGTCTCTTCGGACCTTAGGAGCGATGACGTTAGTACCAAAGTTCAGATCTACGATCCAACGTACAAGTGTCTCGTTGAGAGTCGCGCAGAGTAACTCTGACAGCTCTTGAGCCCGGACCTCTCTTACAGTTTGTGCAACCTCGGAGGAAGCTCGGGAGCCGGCGTCTGTGTTGCCCGTCTCATCCTCTCCGGCGATTAGCATGTTGATCTCCTTGATCAGAGATTCTCTTAGCTGAGAGAACGTCTCTGGAGAACCCTGCGGGTTGATAAACTCCAGTTGGTATCCTTCTGGGAGGATGAGAGCCGTCTCCTGAGAGAGGTTGGTGAGGTGATCGTACAGCGTGTCGATCTCGGAAGTCGTAGCAGATAGCGGAGCAGTCGCTACTGCGGTTGGGTTCGCGAAGCGGTCACTGTAAAGCAGTTGTGACTCGAGAGCCCTACGCTTGAACTTAACGACGGGGTAGAGGATCCGACCGAGTCCGCAGCCGTACGGGTCTCCGTTGGCTTGAGCCCAGTACCTAAACACGACGAACTTACGAGCCGGGAGATCTTCCCCTTCGAAGGTGTTAGCGCGAGTCACGAGCTTCATTGTGAAACCCATGTCCGCATCCTCACTCTCTTGGAAGAGGAAGCGACGCACATCTCGCGGACGCACGTCGTAAGCCTTCACACCGCTCGTAGTCCGGCGCCACATCACCTCACTCACTGAGAATCCAACGACGTACGCCTCGAGCATCGCCTTGAAGATCTCGTCCATGGGGAGATCGTACAACTGCTGCTCAACGAATTCCTTCACAGCCATGTCTCCGGGGAGGTCCGAAGCCGCCTCCACGATTAAGTCTCGAGCTGTGATCTCTTGTACTACCTTCTCCCAAGCTGCTTGGACGTTAGAATCAAAGAGAAGTCTTTGGTAGATGATAAGAGCGGAGACGCCGCCCTTCTGTAAGAGCAACTCATCGTTGGGTCGTACGATGACGTCTCCCTTCCCAGTGTGCATGACTCCCGGGAAGTACCCATAGACCGTCTGCCGATTGTACGGGTTAGCGGAGTACTGAGCGGCCTCTCCCTTAGGGATAGGCGGGATGTCGAAACGACGAGCCATATCTTAGATCACCAACGAGAGAGTCAACGGGGGCTGTAGGTTTCCTGCCACACTGTAAGTGATCGTCACTGAGTAGATACCTTCCTCCCCCTGAGTCCAGGATCCACTTACTGATAGGTCTTGCACGGCTCCCACCTGCTCTGCGATAGCATTTGAGATCTTAGCATCGATAGCGGCGGGCTGGATCGTCTCAAATGTTTCGTCCGGAAGACCGTAGTCCGCCCTCATCACCCTCTCGTAGGGGCGTGTCTCGAGGACGGAGATGATCCTCTCCTCGACGAGCTGCGCGTCCGTCGATAGGCTTAATCGACCGTTTGAGATCTGAAGCGGGTACGTAAGGCCGCGAATGTCAGTCATGAGACTTTGTATCTCCGCACGATTTGCGCATTGATCTTTCTTACCAGAGTATCCCAACCATCGGGCCTCTCCTTACCGAGTCTTAGGGCTTCTTCCCTTAGCTCCTCGAGTCCGATGTTAGGATACATTGAAGGATCGACAGGCTCCTTCTTTTCAATTCCGACGTCGTTCTCCACACCTGAGGAAAGGAGGGAGGAGCAAAGAGTGCCAAGTGCGACTCCCTGCTCCGCAGCCCTCGCTTTCAGCTCGGAGTGGAGAGACTCCTCGACGTCGAACGTCAGGCGTTTCTTAGCCATTGTTGTCTCTCCTAGTTTATGCTATCAGACTCCGCTCAGACCGTCGAGGGCCAGAGCGTCGGGGATACCGCCGATACCAACGCGGACCAGGTCCACCTCGATGCGCTCCAGGGTAGGAGCAGGCACCACGTAGACCTTCACGTTGACGTAACCGTTCTCCAGAGCACCACCGAGGTTGTTCCGCTCGTCGCAGACGACTTCGAAGGCTTGCGCGGGGGAAGACCCAAACAGAGCACCGGGCACGTAGAAGTTCTCGTACAGGGTGTTGTGGGCGATCGCGCGGATCTGGTTGAAGGTGACGGCCCGACCGTCGATGATGTTGAAGATCTGACCGTCGAACGCGGAAAGCAGGCTTCCGTAGATGACGTTCAGGATCACACGGGTGTTCACGAAGGCGTACAGGGCCTGGGTGGCGTTGCCGCGGTTTACGCGAGTGCGGGAACCCCAGACGAACACAGGTCCGAACACCTCTCCGGTGTCCGCGTCGACGGTGCTGTAGCCGGGCAGCTGGCGCAGAGCGTTGAGACCCTGCGGGTTGCTGACCTCTTGCTGAGCGGTCGTGATCTGGATCTCTACGCCGCGAGCACCGGCCAAGCTATACTTGGCGCCGGCAGGAGGCAGCTTGAATCCAGAAGCCTCATCACGATAGCGACGAATCGCGAGACCGGCAACGTAAGAAGTCGGTTGGATGAAGATACCAACGTCATTCTTGACGTAAGGCGCGTAGTAAGCGAGGAAACCCTGCGTAGTCGAGTAGGACAGAGCCTCTTCGAACAGACGGTTATGGCTATCCATGCCCTTCTCGATGACAGCGACCTGAGGAACGCCGCCGTTATTCACGCCTCTCAGGGCCTCGTTGACCAGATCACCGGCGGTAACGGCATTGAAGTTCCAGAGATTGTTGGGAACATCGGCAGAAGGCTCGAGAAGCTCCGCGGTGACGTAACCGTCGTACAGAGTATCGTACTGCTGACCAGTCTGAAGAACCAGGTGCAGGTACATTTCCGAGAAGGAAGTGTTAGCCTGGGCTCCGGTGCTGAGGGGGACGCAGATGAAGTTGTTCTCACCGGCGAAGTCCTGAGCGGGATTCAGAGGGACAGCGATGTCGTCCTCGGTGTACTGGAAGGTGAACGGATTGGAAGCGGAAGTCACAAGGAATTCCACACCACCAGCATTATCGGTACCAGAGTTAGTGATAGTGACCGCGGTGCCAGCCACGGCGTCGGCTGCGGAATCGGCGAACGAGACGGTATTGGGATCTACCACAATCACAAAGTATGTGGCCCCGTCGGTCAGACCGCCTGCGAGAGTGGCTCCGGTGGCAGTATTCACCGTCACTTGATCGCCCGTCAGATAACCGTGAGATGTGATAGTAACTTCATCAGCTGCGAAGGTCACATCAGCAGCGGCCACCTCGTACACGGGAACGGCTTGAGGAGCTTCAGCGTAGGAAAGACGAAGATCTGTATTGATGTCGGCGGTATAAGCGACTCCGTAGGGGTCATTAGTACCAGTCTGAACCGCGACGTTAGCCTCGTCACGAACTCCGGAAACTGCAAGAGTCACATCGAGTTCATACTTACGACCACGAATGTAACGCAGAACCCCGGCGTCACTAAATTCTCCGCCGTCGAGTGCCATTCCCATCTTCTTATAGAAGCGAACGGGAGTGCTAGTTGTGATGGCGGCTGTCGGAAAGTCTGCAAAAGCTTCGGAGGCGAGATCGGAAGCGGAGCGAGCGAGACGGAGCAGGTTTCGGTCGATCTTCTCGGCGAAGTAAACGTCGGAAGATGTGGCAGTAGTGCCTTCGAAAATTGTCTCTGTGGCGGTGGCGATGTCTCTGTCGAAACGAAGCTTATCCGCAGTAAGCACGGGGTGCTCAGCGGAGAAGATAATCGCGTCTCTACCGGCGGTAATCAGGGACTGAGCCGCTCCTCCGTCGGGATTAAGAACCGTGGTGGAGTCTGTGCCAGTGGTTCCGAGAACAATTGCCGTGCCCGCCGTGGCATTAGCCAGGGAGGTAGCGAGTTGGATGACGTTATTGTCAACCCGAATGATGTAGTAAGTCGTACCGGCGCTGAGACCTGTCGGAGAGGCGGCACCGTCGGAAGGCAACAGGTAATAGTTGAGAGCGTCACCCGTTGTCAGACCGTGATTTACGATCGTGATTTCATCCGCGACAGAATCAACGTCAGCAGCGCTGAAGTAACGCTGAAGGAGTCCGCCGGAGAAGATGCTCGCGGAAGGATCCGTCAACTGACGAACCGTGCTCTTGAAGTCGTGTTGAGCGGTAGGAGCTTGAAGGGTGCCGGGAAGGTGAAGAGTGTTGAAAGACACATCTTCGGTTCCTCCGTTGGCTTCCACCAAGCTAGAAGTCTTGCCCTTGATCTCCACCTCAAACTCCCAAGCGGGGTCGGAGTAGGAGAGAACTAGGAGGCCACCACCCTGAGGAGTACCACCAGTCGTGATGTCGATCGGCTGATCAGCGGAAGCGCGAGACTTGGAGGTCGCGAGTTTGATCTGAGTGCTCGACAGAGTGTTATCGATATCACTGGCGATAACGTAGAACGAACCGATCAGAGACTCACTCGTCACACTGGTGAAAGTGTCGGAATAGAGAGGGGCGGTGGGAGAGGGAGTGTTCTCGAACAGAGCCACGGACACGAGAGTTCCGGAAGGAAGCGCTTCCACATCCCACTCTTCGGCAAGAGTGATAACGTCGGTAGCCGGAGTGGCGGCGACATCCACACGAACTTGCTGATCATCCTTCATCGCCAGACGAATACCGTCGGAGATTGAAGAATTAGCGCTGTTGACGGCGCTTTCGGCGTCGTAATTAGCCTGAGTAAAGTTTAGAGGAGATGTGTCGGTCCACTCGTAGATCACATTATCCACAAGATAGAGACCGTCAGTCTCGAATCCATCGGAAGGATTATGAGGCTCGTAATCGCCGTAGGTCTTGATGTCGGTCACGAAGTAGGGACCGCAATCAACCAGAGCCATCCACTTGTGGTTCTGATCGGAGCAGATTTCCTCCATCGTTTGGCCCAGATTCACTCGGTCGGACTTACCGAACTTACGGAAAGCCGGAGGAGCAATCATATAGCCCTGAGGCAAATTGGTACCATCAAAGGCCGTACGTACGCACTGAACGTAATCATACACGGTCTCTTCGCTTTCCTCGATGTTGCTGATGCCGTAGCCAGCAGCGGCGAGGATGTACTGGGAGCCGGTGATGGAGTTGGAGTTTACAACTTCCACGGCGGAGTTGAACACTCTGCCAGTGATGTGGAATGCCGCTTGATCTCCACTTTCCGCGGTCTTACGGATGTAAGCGCCTGCGGAAATGTCGCTATTAGCTTCGATTGCGTCAACGACGGCGTCGCGCATGGCCTCGGAGATCTTGAGGTTGTTGGCATCGTCGCCGGCGACGTAGTCCACGGGGGAGGTCACCTTCACGCCGAGCCAGGCGCCAGCGGAGTTCACGGAACCGAGCTGGATGCCGTTGATTTCCAACTTCACAAAGAAGGTGTCTCCTTTGGAGATCTTCTTAGGAGCGGCAACACCGTTGTCGATGTTCGCGCTAGGATTGAAAGAAACGCCGATGATATTGGAGGGGATGCCGACGCGAGTCACACGCAGGTCGCCAACGCCACACTGCTGGAAGAAGGCCTTCACAGCGTAGTACGAATCGAGCTCCGCGCCGCTGGTGGGCAGTTCGCCAATCAGGTTTTCGTACTCGTTCAGGCTCGCGCAAAAGATCGGGCGATTGAACGGGAAGGTCGCCACAGACGCAGTCTGGGGAGCCTCAACCAGCATGTAGACGGTGTTGAAGCTAGCGACCGAAGCACGAGAAGCGACAGCCGACTCGTAAATGAAAGTACCCGGAGCGCCGCCGCGGGCGCCCCCAAGGGAAATGGTTGCCATTAGAGTTTAACTCCTTCTTTGATGTTGAGAGAGCTGAGGGCTTCGGACAATCCCACCGTGGTCCCCGCGGGGGTCTCTCAACCACGCTGGGTATCGGAGGATGCTTGGGGAGAATCCAGACCGTACCCGTTGATTCTGTCCCGCTTGAGCGCGGCGTAAGCCGTGTACTCCGTCAGTCTTTTCGTGAAGGCGTCTAGAGTGTCCCAAGGGAAGATAGCGCTCGCGATGTCCACTTTTTCCGGGTTCGCGTCGGCGGTCGGGTTGAAATTGATCGCCGTATTGAGTTGGTTCAGAGTTCCGGGAGACCCGGACGGAGCGCTCGAAGTGTTTTTACCCTTTTCGCCGTTGGGTCCAGTGACGAACACTGGGACTCCGATAGCCGGCTTGTTGCGAATGTCGAAGCTTTCGTTAAAGTCAAGGATGTCCCGGAACTTCCGAGAGTCTCCCAGGTAAGCGTAAGCTAGCTTGCTCCAGGAGTCTCCCTGACTCCAAGTACGAGTTCTTCCTGGCATTAGAATCTTCGGATACGACCTTTGAGGATTGCTTTGGCCACAGTAGTCTCCACTCTTGGCATAGACATCACCGGAATGCCGAGCCAGGGACGAGCTGGCATCTTAGAAGTCCCAGTCATGTGGTATCTACCGTAGTCGGCTCCCATGCGTGCTGTAAAGAACCCTGGAGCTTGCTCTGGGCGTATGCGTGTGCGGTCTTGCATACGACCAGTGAGACGAAGGATGGGCTGTCCTGGGTAAGCCTGACTTTTCCACTCTTTGTACCTCGCGGAGAGAGGAGCCCACTTCTTACCTTCTTGGGGATCTTTCTCCTCTCCCCATGCCGCTCTATTGTCTTCTTGAAGAATCCTCGCGATCTCGTTGCGCGAAGACTCCCACCAGTTTTCGTTCAGCGTCGGGACGCTTAGTTTGAACTTGATCACTTCTTCTTCCTAGCGGCTCGCTTCGTCTCTTCGTTCTGCTTCGTCACGAAGTCCGATTGAATCTTCGCCATGAGTAGGACCTTAGAGACGGGTTGACTTTCAAGCCATTCTATCGACGAATCCCAGCGTTGCTTGCAGAGGTGGAAAGCTAGTTCCAACCACTGATCAATCTTCATCACGCGATCGTTGAGAAGTTCCGGACCCATCCATTCAGCTATAGGCTTAATGAAACGAGCCGGAATGATCTTAAGATCCTCTTCGACCAACACTCCTAGCCTCATCACGAGGAGAAGAGATAGGTGGGATTGAGTGATGTCTGGGTAGTCGTTGCTGATGAGGCTGAAGAAGTAGAAGTCTTTGGGCGTCAGTTCTCTGAACTGCAAAACGAGGCGACCCGCAAGAGTCACCTCGTAAGTGAAGTCCTCGTTAGAGACGGCCCTTAGAAGTTTGGGTCCTCGTCTTCCTCGTCATCGTCAGTACCGCCCGCTTTCGCGAGAAGTTCTGTGACCTTCTTCAGATCTTTCATCTTGAGCTTTTGGAGCTCCTCGAACGATATCTTACCACTCCCAACCGACAGTCTCGCTGCCAGCTTAAGAGATCTTTCCATGTCTCCAATGTTACCCAGGGTCTTCTCAAGATAGAGAAGATCGCTGGCCATCATCTCCCTGAGGACGACCTCCTTGCCCGTGGACAGGGTAACGAAGTAGGTTTCATCCGCTCCGTCCAGTGAGGATTGAGGGCGGTTAGCACCTTCAGCAAGTTCCTCGGGCGATTTGCGCATGACGCGCACGCCGGGTTTCTTTTCTTCTTCCATGGTTTTGTTGTAACCCGTAGTAACTTTTTACCCCAGTCAGTTGACGTTGACTTTGATCGCTGGGTGAGGATCATAGTCAGATAGGATGAAGTCGTCGATAGTGAGAGTCTTAAGAGTCCCACTCTGCAGCCACTCGTCTGAGAGACGAACTTGGCACTCATCCTTCCAGGAGAGCTTCAGCATCTGAGCTACGAGATGATAGCAGTTCTCGTAGATATGCGAGTTAGCGCTTGGCATGTAGACGAACCGAGCGGTCTTTCCGGTCCGAGCTGCTACGACCTTGAGCATGATCGCATAGCGGGCAATGTCGAGTGGGAACCCGACGACCATGTCATTGGACCGAGCTGGGACCATGAGATCCAACCAACCGTCCTTAGCGGGCATGAACTGCATGCCGATGTGGCACGGAGGACAAGCCGGGTTGACTGCAGTGGGATTGTGAGTGATGATCGTGCCATGTCGGGAGTTAGGACTCTCGATGAGCTTGATGATAACATCGTTGAGCTGATCCACTGACCTGTCTGTGACAAGAGTCTCGTTAGGAAACTCCGTGCCCGGAGCAGAAGCGGGCCACTGGCGCCACTGACGACAATAAGCTGAAGCACCGAGTTCTCCGTTCTCATCGGCGAGGAAGTCCCAGAAGTGCTTTGCTGGACCTAGCGCCTCCACGTTGGTGTTGAACCCGATGTCAAAGAGAAACTCGCGACAGATGTTCTTCCAAGGAAGCTTACGGAGGCGAGTGAGATCGGAAGAGC